ATCTCGGGTGCGCTCATAGAAGGATTTTGGGTTTTTAACACCTTATATTCTTTTTTCACGAATTTATTATAAGGAGTAAGTTTTCTCTTAGCACCACCTTTCTTACCGCAACTAGAGCAACCTCCATACTCACTCAACATTTGGGGACCAAATGAATTCATTCCATCAGCATTATTCATTGAAATATATTTATGCCTATTTATATAGAATATTAAAAATAAATTAACAATGACAAATATTGGGTATTTTTATATTGTTTTCTTCGTGATTCTGATTTATGTTGCTATAATATATTTCTTTATGCTAAGTCAAGATGATGTAAAAAGTAAAAATAATAAAGTGTCTTCTGGTTCATGTGGTATTTCATGTGGGGCTATAGATAAAGTTAGTGACCCAAAATATAATATGCAGCAAATTGTTAAACAATCCATACTATTAGAAGAACATTTGGCAAACAAGAATAAGCGGTGTAGAGATTGTATTACTAAACATTTTCTTCACATCATCGGATTAGCTGAAGAAGCACAAATGCTCGCTACAAATAGTATTGATAAATATCCATTAATAAATGAATGCGTTGAGTTATATAACAAGGTATTTCAAAAATGGTTAAAATATCATGATGCAGACATAAGTTATTTGAACTGTTGTGACGAGCTCAGAAATATGCGCAAGAGACTTATTGCGATATATTTTTTTGACAATGAATATAAGTTAAAAGATGAATAAACTACATATAAAAAGATAGTATGTATATATCATAACTAAACTTCGGAATGCGTGTCTTGAAGCGGAATGGCGAGTACGAGGATATTAGCTTCGACAAGGTGTTGATTCGTCTAAAGAATCTATCTACAGACTTACAAATTGATGTGTCAGAAATTACACAAAAGGTATGTACACGTATTTATGATGGTGTGAAAACATGTGAGTTAGATGAACTTGCTGCCTATCTCTGTACAAGTATGACAATTGAGAACCCTGAATATAGTACTCTGGCATCTAGAATCATTATTTCAAATCATCATAAAAACACTTCACCTTCATTTAGTGAGACTATTCAGATTCTATATAATAATAAAGACATTCATGGTAATCCATCACCACTCATCTCTGATGAACTATATGATATCGTCAACAAAAATAAGGAAAAACTTAACACATATATTGATTACCAGCGCGATTATCTATTTGATTACTTCGGATTCAAGACACTTGAACGAGCCTATTTGATTCGTGCGGACAAGAAGGTAGTTGAGAGACCACAGCATTTGTGGATGCGAGTTGCTCTTGGAATTCATGGATCAGATATCAAGGAAGTATTGAATACATATGATTTGATGAGTAAGAAGTATTTTACTCACGCCACACCAACTCTATTTAACGCAGGTACAAACCGCCCACAATTGAGTAGCTGCTTCCTTTGTAGTGTTAATGATGACAGTGTCGCAGGTATTTTTGATTCTCTAAAAGAAATCGCTTTGATTTCAAAGTATGCCGGTGGCATCGGGTTGCATATTCATCAAATTCGCGCAAAAGGAAGTCATATTCGTGGTACAAATGGTACGTCAAATGGTATTATTCCCATGTTGCGTGTGTTTAACAATACAGCAAGATACATTGATCAGGCGGGGAAGCGTCTAGGAAGCATTGCTGTATATCTTGAAACTTGGCATAGTGATATTGAGGCATTCCTTGAGTTGAAGAAGAATCATGGAAGTGAAGAGGATAGGTGTCGTGATCTTTTCTTGGCACTTTGGGTATCTGACCTCTTCATGGAACGCGTGAAGACTAATCAGAAATGGTCTCTCATGTGTCCTGATCAATGTCGTGGATTATGTGACGTATATGGTGATGAATTTGTCGCACTATACGAGAAATATGAAAGTGAAGGAAAATATATCAAGCAGATAAATGCTCAGGATCTATGGTTCAAGATTTTGGAAGCACAAATTGAACAAGGTGTACCATATATTCTGTATAAGGATGCTTCTAATAGGAAGAGCAATCAGAAGAATTTAGGAACAATTAAGTCAAGTAATCTTTGTGCTGAAGTTCTAATCTATTCATCTGCTGAGGAAACAGGTGTATGTAATCTGGCATCTATTTGTCTTCCGTCATATTTGGAAGATGGTGTCTTTAATTTTGAAAAACTACATGAAGTTACAAAGGTCATTACAAAGAATCTTAACAAAGTAATTGATAGAAATTTCTATCCAGTTGAAAAGGCTCGTGTGTCTAATTTGAGACACAGGCCTATCGGTATTGGTGTTCAGGGTCTTGCTGATGTTTTCATGATGTTGCGTCATCCATTTGAGAGCACAGAGGCTAAACAACTCAATAAGGACATATTTGAGACAATTTATCACGCAGCAACAGAGGCATCTATGGAATTGTCTAAGAAACGCGCATCTGTCATTAATGATATCAAATCAGGAACTAGTGACGAAGATATCAGCAAATATGTGAATGAGTTTGAGAAGGATATTATTAACACAGCATATAGTGGTGCGTATAGTTCATTTGAAGGAAGTCCAATGTCACAAGGACTATTTCAATTTGATATGTGGGATGCTAAACCAAGTGACAGGTACGACTGGGAATCTCTAAGAAATGATATCAAAACACATGGTATTCGTAATAGTCTCTTAATTTCTCCTATGCCAACAGCATCAACTTCGCAGATTATGGGATTCAATGAGAGCTTTGAACCATTTACTAACAATATCTTTCAACGCAAGACACTTAGTGGTGAGTTTATCGTTATCAATAAATATCTAATTACTGATCTCATTGAAAAAGGTTTGTGGAATAAAGAAATGAAGGACACAATTATCTTACATGAAGGCAGTATTCAGAATATCGCTGAGATCAGCGACGAAATGAAAGCAATTTACAAGACTACTTGGGAAATTAAACAACGTGTCGTAGTAGATATGTCAGCAGACCGCGGGCAATATATTTGTCAAACACAGAGCTTGAATATTTTTATGGAAGAACCAGATTTTCAGAAGTTATCGTCTATGCATTTCTACGCACATTCAAAGGGGTTGAAAACAGGTTCATATTATCTCCGCACAAGACCACGCGCAAAGACACAGCAATTCACGATTGATCCCGAATTTGCTAAAATAAAGAAGAGATGTATTGAGGAAAATGGTGACGTATGTACTATGTGTTCGGCATAGATTATCTTAATTTTTGTAATGATATAAAAATAATTTCATATTATAGTATATCATGACGGATACCGGCGAATACCTCTTGCGACCTACTAACAGACTTACCATTTTCCCCATACATCACGATGATATGTGGGATATGTATAAGAAGGCCTTGAGTAGTTTCTGGACACCAGAAGAATTGGATCTCAGTAAGGATATAGATGACTTCAATAAACTAAATGACAATGAAAAGTTCTTTATTAAACAGATATTGGCTTTTTTTAGTTCAAGTGATACAATTGTAAACATCAATTTAGGGGAAAGATTTCTCAATGATGTTCAGGTTCTAGAAGCGAAGTTCTTTTATGCCTTTCAAATGTCTATTGAAAATATCCACTCAGAGACTTATTCTCTTTTGATTGATACTTATTTCAAAGAACCAAAAGATAAACACGAGGCTCTTGAGGCGATCAATTACATGCCTTGTATTAAAAAGAAAGCTGATTGGTGTTTCAAATGGATCAATGACGAAGATGCTCTTTTTTCACAACGCCTTCTAGCATTCGCCCTTGTCGAGGGAGTATTCTTTAGTGGGGCATTTTGTAGTATCTTTTGGCTCAAAGAAAGAGGCATTATGCAAGGACTCTCATTCTCAAATGAGCTCATCAGTCGTGATGAAGGAATGCATGTTGAATTTGCTGTTTTGCTATATTCAAAGATTGAGAATCGTTTGTCACAGGATATCGTTCATAAAATTGTGAAAGAGGCCGTTGAGGTTGAAAAGAACTTTATTATTGAAAGTATTCCTTGTTCAATGCTAGGGATGAATGCAGAACTAATGACATTGTATATTGAGTTTGTTGCTGATAGATTGCTCACACAATTGAATTATGATAAAATATGGAATTCTAAGAATCCCTTTCCATTTATGGAAAGAATATCCATAGAGTCAAAATCCAACTTCTTTGAAAGTAGGGTATCTCAATACAGTAAAGCCAACGTTGGTGGAAATCAAGATCATTCTGAATTGAGAAAATTCACAATTGATGCTGACTTCTAATGAATCACGAATTATATGGTAACATATGAGATGGATAAAATGTTATATATATACTGTAAATATATGAGATTAGATAATGAAATTTAATTAAATCTACAATGGGATAAAATATTTTGTATAAATATTCAGATCCGTCATTTGTTTCTATTGTAGATTCAAATGAACGTTTTTGTTCAAACATCATAGGTATAATACAATAACATTTTAGATTTATTTTACCACATATAAAATCGTCATATGCACTTATACCTATGTAATCATGATATTCATCTAAAATCTTTTTCATTGCTTTTCTGTTATAACATAAGGCATGTGTTGCATATGGATTAAACTCTATTATGTTATTTGATATTTGATGAGATGAAAGAATTGTTTTGACATCACAGCAATAATTATCAGCTGATCCTAAAACTATCCAACCTAAATAAAAAATTTCCCAATCTTTGTTATTTTTCATGAATTCTATAGCTTCAATTAATAATTTGTCAGAATATGAATTAGTTGGAATCATATCATCTTCAAATACTAAAACACATTCTTTTTTATTTTCATAAGCTTCTTTAATGATATTTATATGTGAATCAAAACATCCATATAATCCTCCAAGGGGTGTTTTTTGAGCAGTGTAAAAACGTCCGGGTATTTTGTATTCACTGTATACATTTTCAATATGTTTTCTTCTATCTGTGCTTTGTGCTAAATTAATACATACAATATCATCAAAAAATTCATATAGGTTTTGTGACATCAATTTTACACTTATAATATGTACATACATAAAATAAGGGTCAAACATAACGTAATAAAGTACATTGTATATCTTCTATAGTATATAACATTTACAACATATTACAAAACATATTACTAAACATATAAAATGGACACTTTATCTGACTATGAAGTAGTATTGGAAAATAATGTTTATAATTTGAAAGAGTTCTCTAAAATACATCCAGGTGGCGCAACTGTACTAAATATTTTTGGAGGAAAAGATGCTACGATACACTACTATATGTTACATAACCATGAAAAAATAAGGGGCATACTAAATAAATACAAATTACGCGAGTTTAAGAATACTATCAATGGTATCAATACAAAACAATTCTATGAACTTAAAACAGCTGTCAAAAACACTGTCGGGTATCCGTATGCGACAATGGAATGGTATTTGAAAGCAATATGTATATTATCTACTTGTATTTATATAGAATACTCCAATATCACATATGGTTTTACTATAATGAAAAGTATATTTCAAGGATATATGATGGCACTTATAGGATTATGTGTACAACATGACGCCAATCATGGTGCTATTTCTCCTAATGGTTGGGTTAATGTTTTGTGGGGATATACACAGGATTTAATAGGCGGTAGTGCGTTATTGTGGAAACATCATCATGTTTTGTTACATCATGCTTATACAAATGATGTAGACACTGACCCTGATTTTTCAATAGAAATTATTCGCCTTCACAGATATATGAAATTGATGCCATTTCATAAGTGGCAATGTATTTACATATGGTTTTTATTGCCTCTTTTGCCATTTTCTTGGCATTTCAAAGAAATATATGATTTGGTATATATGAATCATTGTAATGTAAGTATATCAAAAATGGCCAATACTGATGCCACTATCGCAATATTAATGCGATTACTTTTCATTTTGCGATTCTATTGTATCCCTTTATACTATTATCCATCAATGAACACAATCTTATATATGACAGTGATATTGCTATCAGGTGGATTATATTTGGGCGTGAACTTTATCATATCACATGTTTTTGAAGGAGTAACATACCATAATGTCAAAGAAAAGGATGATAAGGAAAACGATTGGTGTAAAATACAAATAGAGTCATCGTCGTCAACAAGTGGAAGACTTTTAGGTTTTTTTCACGGTGGTTTGAATTATCAAATAGAACATCATTTATTTCCAAGGATTTGCCATGTTCATTATCACAAAATACAACCGATCGTAATGGAATGGTGTGAAAAAAATAATGTAAAATATGCATACTTCCCTAGTATTTTCGATAATATAAGGAGTTGTTATAAGTATATGAAGAAAATGGGAAATTACTACTAGACATTGAAAATGAGTACATATGTAACGTAATATCATAACTTCATAAATAATTTATTTTTTTATAGAAATATCACACATATGTACTCTTGTTTACTTGCGCTTTCTAACAACACGTTTTTTTTCGTTACCGCCTTCAAATAAATTTGCTACACCATTGATTACTCCCTCTTTGTTTTGGGAAGGCAATTGTGAAGAAATGAAACTAATGAACCCATCCATATTCTTGGATTGAATATATATATCACAAGGTCCTGTAAACTTCATAGCAAACCCTTCTTTGTTTATTAGTGCTGAAAAATATGATTTCCCTATCTTAATAACGTCGTATTGCCTTCTATCATCGCATGCTAAAAAAAGCCCATTATCCACGATGAATGATTGTCCATTTGTGAGCCTTTTCATTTGAAATGTACCATATGCACATAACCATATATATCCAGGTTTATTACTTATGTTTTCTGCGACAGGTAATATAAACCCTTCGCTTTGGCCTATCCCAAAAATACCTTTCATTTGCGTAGTAGCGGATATTTTGATATTTACAGTAGATGCCAAATATGAATACCTTGATAGCCTATATTTTACACCAGGTAATATTTCAATTCTAATGATGTCATTTGGGAAATCCAATCCAAATGCTATTGTTCCAGAGCCAGTTGCTGTATATTCCTGATGAACTATATGTTCGCCAGCAAATAGTTTACCTATTCCATCAAATTTTGATTCAGGCATATCGATAGCACCTGTCATGAATAACATTGATCCACTTGAAGCATGTATTTTTTGACCATTCGTAAGATTTACTTCAAGATAACTTGAACCACTATTGCCTACTCTTTTAGCATTTTTAGCAATATTCACAGTATCAATTTGTGAAACA